GGCAGCCGCTGCGCGCCCGGCTGAGGCAGGCCTGGTGGCTCGCGCGCGGGAAGTGACGATTGCGGGTCCGTGAGCGACGACCGGCAGATGCACCAGGCCGCCCCGTACCCGGATGCCCTCGCCCGCCTGGTGAAGTGCCTGCGCTACCGGGCGGACCTCGGGTGGAGCGTGCGACTTGACGATGACCTCCAGCGGGACAAGCCAGGGCGTCACAGCGGTGAGTCGCGCGGGCTGACCCTGGTGGTGACGCGGTGCGGCCGGGACACCTACCACACTGACAAGATCCTCGCCGTCGACCACTACTTCCCGGTGCCGCCTGCCACCTACAACCTGGCCTCGTGGCAGAGGTGGCTGTTCGACCGCCTGGGCGACGTGGACACGCACGAGCGCATGGAGGATTTCGCCATCGCGGACTCCCCGGGCAGCGAGCATGTCGTGCGGCCTTACGCCCCTGTTCACAAACCGGGCTGGGACCCGTACCTGGTCACCGTTGAGTCCACGGCCCTTGACCGGCGCACGTCGTTCCGGGGCGAGCTGAACCCGGAGTAGCCGGTGGCTGACCTGGGGCAGCAGGCAGCCGCCGCCGTCCGCCAGGCAGTCGCGGAGGCGGCCGGCTACCTCGCGCTGGTCACCCTCAACAACCCGCTCGGGTCGGCTGACGACCTGCTGCGCCGGCCGGACACCGACGCGGTGCTGCAGCAGGCACTGGACGACTCGCGGGAGGCGGCCGGGGACCTGGTCCGCCAGGCCTGGTATTCCTCCGGCGCTGGTACCAGTGACGACGAGGTCCTCGGCCACCTGCTGGACGACATTAGCCGGATATTCGCCGGTGTCGCCCACCTGCGCGGGCTAGTCCGGCACGCCCATGCCTCGGTCCCGCAGGGCCAGTTCACCCCGGGCGTCACCCGGCCGGGGGAGCACCCGTCTCAGCGGGCGGCCGAGGAGCGCGCGGACGCGGTGCGCCGGGCCCTGGTCTCCTGGGGCCGCCAGGCCGCGCTGCGCGCCCGGATGGCGGCCCAGGTGGCCGAGGGAGCCGGGGCGGCTTCGGCCGTGCTCAGTGACGCGCTCAGGCGCGAGGCCGCGGGCGAGAAGCTGGCCAAGCGCTGGCGGGCGCACACCGAGAGCCCGTCGTGCTGCTACTGGTGCCGGAGGCTGAACGGGGTGACGATTGGCCTGCGCGAGTCGTTCGCCCCGTACCTGGGCGGCCCGGTCGCGCTGCCGCAGTCCCGCGAGCGCCACGTGGCCACGCAGGCCGGGGCTGAGAGGTACCACCTGCCAGTTGGCCGGCGGATCACCTACACGCACCCGCCGCGCCCGTACCACGGTAAGCTTCAGGGGCCGTTGCTGCATCCCTTCTGCAGGTGCCGGCTGGAAATCGTACGCACTGGCGGTACGGCCGAGCTGCCTGCGGGCAGCGGGCAGGCACCGGCGAGCTTCCTTTCCGCAGGTGACATCCGGGACATGCCAGGCGACGAGTACGAGGCCGACCTCGCGTTCCTCCAGGCGGCCGTCCATGAGCTTGACCAGATGCTGAAGAGACTGGCAGGGGGCAGTGGCTGACGAGACGCGCCGGTGGTTCGCGGACAGCACCGTCTCCTATGCCCTCGGCGTGCTCGCGCTGTTCGAGTACGCGCGCGAGCACCGGGTGAGGTACCAGTTCGGGCCGCTGGACACCGCGGCGATGACCGACGGGGGCCTGACCGTCTCCGGCAGCGAGGCGGCCCTGGAGCAGGCCGCCCAGGTGCTCGCGGCGGTCCCCGGCATGGCGGAGTACTCACCCGATTAGCGGCGCGTGGACACTGAGTGGACGATCCGCGAGGACTGGACGGTGCGGGACCGCCCGGAGCCGGAAACGGAGCAGGAGGGCACCCCCGGGGAGGACCCTCCTGCTGAGCCTCAGGCGGGCGAAGCGCCTGAGGCGGAGTTACGCGCCGAAGCCGTCGAACTCGCCGTTTTTCGCGCCGCCGATGAACGCGTGCCACTCACCGGCGGTGAACTCCAGGATCGCCCCCTCCGGGTACCGGGAGTTGCGAACGGCCACGGTGCCGCCAGGCAACGGCTTCACCTCGACGCAGTTGCCGTTGGGGAAGCTGAGGGAGCTCTTGACCCAGGTTGGTCCGGTTAGGTCTTGCACATTTCTCCTGCCGTAGTCCCTGAAAATTTCACAGACGTACAGTATGCCAGCTCTGCTAGACTCAAGTCAAGAGGTAAAGAAGTGCTTGTTACCCGTCCGTGGCAGTCCAGTCACCGTAAGCCGCAAGCCGGCGCCGGCTTGCGGCAGGCGCACCCTCAGTACGCCGCGCTGGCCGAGGCGGCGGAGATCGCCGACCGCCTGGAGGCAGCCGGGCTGGACGATGTGGCTGCCAGCGTGCGCCGGGCCGTGAGGGCAGCGAAGGCCGATCCCGCGCTGGCGGAGTCCATCCTGCGTGAGGCCGCCGATGACCTCATGGCCCGGTCGCTCATTTACAGTCACGGGGTGAGGGTGTCGTGAGCGAGTTCAGCCGGGAGTGGCCGGAGAATTCTGCCTGATCCGATAAGCGGTGCATGGGCGATGACCTGCGCTATATCGTGCCGGCCCCGAACGGCAGCAGTACCTTCGAGCCGGTTGACGGCATCCCGGTGGCACTCGCCCGGCAGCGCCAGGTGCAGGGGAAGCTGTACGAGAAGCACATCCTCAACAAGGGCGAGCTGCTGCACCCGAAGACCGGGCAGAAGATCCGCATCGACGACGCGTTCGTCGCGGCGATGCAGGACAACTTCGCCAAGGGCTACTGCGACATCGTGCAGGTCCCGCTCGCCAACGACCACAACGAGCACGTGGAGAACCCGGGCGCGAACCTGGGCGAGGTGGTCGGCATCAAGGAGCGGGACGGCAAGGTCTACGCGCTGGTGGACGCCCGTCAGGACGCCGACAAGTTCGGCAAGACCTACCTGGGCGCGTCGGCGTACCTGAGCACCAACTACACCGACAGCGCCACCGGCAAGAAGGTGGGCCCCACCCTGCTGCACGTCGCGGTCACCAACCGGCCGTACGTCACCGGGCTGGAGGACTACAAGGAGGTCCTGGCCGCCTCAGCCGATAACTCCGGCGAAGTCGTCGTACTCACCGCCGCGCCGGAGGAAACCGTGCCGCTTACCAGGGAAGAGCTGCTCGCCGCTCTGAAGAAGGACCACGGCATCGACGTCGAGGCCCTGCAGGCTTCCGCCTCCGCCACCATCCTCGCGCCCGACATGACCGCGCTGACCGCCGCGGTGGCCGAGGCCCTGCAGGCCTCCGGCGCGCTGCAGTTGTCATCGGACGAGGTCTCCCTGTCCGACGTGACCGCCGCCGTGGTGGAGCTCGCCCAGGACAACCGCGGGCTGCGCGGCGAGGTGGACACCCTCAAGCGCCAGGCGGCCGAGGCCGAGGTGGAGGGCTACATCGGCACCGGGCGGCTGCTGCCGAAGACCCGTGCCGCCGCCGTCGAGATGGCGCTGAGCCGCCGCGATGACCTGGACGCCATCCTCGCCCCTGCGGACCGGCCGTACGTCCAGCTCAGCGTGCAGCGGGGCGTCGGCGGCCCGGACGGGGTCCAGAAGCAGGAAGAGGACATCGACGCCGAGGTGATGCGCCTCACCGCGCAGCACAAGGAGTTCTTCAGCCCGGACGGCACCCGGAAGTAACCGGGCTTTAGCGACGAGGAGCGCGGCAGATGCCAGCCAACGACAGCAACGAGTTTGACTACCCGCCGGGTTACGTCAAGCCGACTCACGAGTACGGCCAGGCGTACGGCGACGAGTTCCACGCTGAGGCTGTCCAGGAGCTGCTGCTCAGCTACGCCGGCTTCACCCAGCGCGGCGTCACCCTGGCGGCCGGGCAGGGCGTGCTGCCGACCGGGTGCGTCATCGCCCGGCACACCACCAGCGGCCGGTACTTCTCCTACCAGGCGGGGGCGTCTGACGGGCGGCAGACCCCGGTCGGCGTGCTGCGCGACGGGCGCGACACCGGCGGCCCCGGCGCGGCCAGCCTGTCCGCTTACAACGCCAACACCAACAACGTGAACCCGGACGGCATCACGCTGGCCGGCGGGTCGGTTGTCTTCCCGGCCAGCCCCGCGGGCAGGACGGCGACCGACGCCCTGGGCAACATGGTGGTGCGCGGCATCCTCAACGGCAACGTGGTCTCCGGCACCGACACGACCAACATCATCAACAGCCGCGGCATCGGCTCCGGCACCGGCCAGGCCCTCGCCCTGCTGGGCGCGCGGTACGTGCCCTACGGCGGCGCGGTCTCCGGTGCCTCCCTCGGCGCGCCGTTCCCCGGCGGCCCGATGGACGGCGTGCCTCCGTCCAACGCGGGCGTGGTGCCGACTGGGGTCGGCGTGAACGCCTTCATCTTCTGAGCCGATGGCCCAGGAAGACACCTCGCTCAGCGCGGTTGCGGAGGGGGGCTCCTACACCGGCGCTGCAGTGACGCCGACTAACCCGTTCGCGAACGCCTCCATGGTTGTGTCCGTGCCGGGCTACCAGACAGCCGGGGAAGGCTCGGACACTATCCAGGTGGCACTCCAGCTGTCGCATGACGGGACCAACTGGGCCACCATCGGCACGGTGAATTACGGCGACGGGCCGCCTTTCGTGAACGTGGCCGGGTGCCCCGGGATCAGCTTGCGCGCAGTCATCCTCGGGTGGGGCGGCAACGTGACCGCCGGAGCCGTGACCGCAACTGTGTGCGGCGTCTAACGAGAGGGCTTAGCTGGTGATTTACGCTCAGCCAGTTAGCATTCCCGCCGACTCCGTGGTGGAGGTTTTCACGGAGATCGGCATTGATCCCCTCCGTTGTGAGGTAATCGTCCAGTTCGAGAGCCCGGAGGTTACCGGGTCCGTGCTGTTTCTGGCACAGGACATTGACGGGACCAGCGTCGGCCCTGCGCTCGACACGGAGGCATCAAGTTCCGGCGGCGCGGCATTGCCGCTGTCTACATCCCGGTTCTGCACGGACAAGGACCCGGTGTACCTGAAGAACTCTTACGGCTCGGCCATCACCGTGGCGGTAGCTCTTACAGACCACCCGTAGCCGATAACCCGGGCGTGTGCCGCCAGAAAACCCTTGAGTCCCTGCTCACCGCGATGGAGCAGCGGATCGATGAGCGGCTGTCCCAACTCGACGCGAAGCTAGGAGCCGTAATGGCAGCTCAGGACGACATCAACGCCGCGGTCACCCAGATCCAGGCCACCATGACCGACGTGGGTAACCAGGTCACCGCGCTGGGCAGCTCGGTCACCGACCTCGGCAACCAGGTCGGCCAGCTCGGCGGTGACGTCACCGCCATCCAGAACGAGATCGCCGCCATCCAGGCGCAGGGCGTGGACACCCAGGCCCTCAACGCGGCGGTGGCCCAGCTGGCCACCACCCAGCAGAGCCTGGACGCCACCGTCGGCCAGGTGACCACCGCCCAGCAGGGACTCGACACCGCGGTCAGCCAGGTCACCAGCATCGTGCCGCCGCCCGCCTCCTGAGATTGACGGTTAAGCAGTAAACCGCCAGTGCCAGCCTCCGGACCCACCCTCCGGGGGCTGGTCTTTTGCTAGCTAGCAGTGCCTGATATCTGGTCGCGGTACCGCTCGATGTAGTCAGGGCTCTGCTCGAACTGCCGGCCGGGCCTTTCGTGACCGAGGCGGTTGCGTTCGGGCCGGCCATGCGTGCCAGGGCTGCGGGCAGGCATCGTTTCTGTGGCGTTCGATGTAGTCGGCTGCAGCCCGGAGCCAGTCTGGGTTGTCGTCGAACAGTCCGATGCCCTGGTTGTGCCGGTGGCACAGCAGGTCTCGGAGTTGCCCGGTGGAGTGATCGTGATCGACCGGCAGGTCCCAGTTTCCCTCTCGCCAGCTTTGTGTGGGGGCAGGTGATGGCGGTTCTCCGCAAATCATGCAGCGGTTGTCCTGGGCTGCGACCATCTCCTGGTACTGCTCTGGCGTAACTCCGTAACGGCGGAAGCGCTCGCTGAGCCGCCAGGGCGCGTTTATCTCCCGGCAGCTTCTTGAGCAGTACGCCTGGTTTCCCCTTCCTACCTTGCGGCCGGAGATGATGAACTGCCCGGCCAGCAGGTGCCTGCCGTCTTCGTCGCGCTCAGGGAGCGGGCAGCGCGGATTGGCGCAGGCAAGCACGATGTCAGCCGGGCCGGGGCAGTTGGCTCCGCACGTAACAGCGTCCACCCGGGCAGGCTGGAAGAGCCTGCCGCACCTTCTGCAGGGCCGCGGGTCTGGCTTGAAGTCCGCGAACTTGCCTGAAGCGTCTCTCGTCCCGCCGCGTTTCAGGTTGGAGAGCTTCACCCCGCAAGATCGGCCGGTGAAGCCGGGGCAGGTTTCCTGTTTTCTGCGTGTGGGTGTGAAGGTCGCTCCGCATATGACGCATACCCGGTCCTCTGCATTAGCTAGCCGTCCCTTGGCCATTGCCTTGCCCCCATGCCGATTAGGCGTGCATAGGCCAGCCAGGTGGTCCCGTCACGGGGCGGCGCAGGCCGGGCACGCAGGTGTCGCTGCTACAGACATTTATCAGTCTACACGACCCTGCCGAGGGGTGGTTCAGATTCCTGACATAAGTCTACTTGAGCCGGTAGTCCTACGCGGAGTAGTAGAGAAATTCGTGACCCCCGAGACCCTGCTCCTGCTGAACAGGCTTGACCAGACCCCGTGGCCCTTCCCGAGCGCCACCTGGGACGTGGTGAAGGGCTCGCGGGCGGTCGCCAAGCCGAACGTGCCCAACAGCGAGGCGCACATCATCTCCCGGCTCGGCCGTAGCCAGGAGTCCGCGAGTTTTATCTACTTGCGTGAGAAGAAGGTCTTCGAACCGACCACCTTGCACTGGCTGCGGACGCCGGGCGAGATCGCCCGCATCAACGCCGAGCAGGCGGTGCTGCGGGAGATCAACGACCTCAACCAGCGGTTCGACAACTTCGCCGAGTGGTCGTGCTGGCAGGCGCTGGGCGGCGCTGTTCAGTACAATTACGCCGACATCCAGGCCACCGTGGACTACAAGTTCCCGGCCAGCCACTTCGTCACCCCGGCCACGTCGTGGGTCACCAACACGGCGCTCGGCTACTACACCACCGGTGGCACCAGCCAGGCCGGCCTGGGCAGTGGCAGCGGCAACCCGGGCAACGCTGCCACCCTCGGCCAGGCGAACACCTCGCTGACCGCGGCGGGCGGCACCATCACCTACGCGCCCCCGGTGTCCATCATCGAGGACGTGCGGTCCTGGAAGCGGCTGCTGCAGGTGCACGGCCGGGTGCCGGCGAAGGAGGTGTTCGCCACCTCCGTCACCATGGCAGGCCTGATGGAGGCGTGGGTGAGTGCCACGCAGGCGTCCACCGTGTCCATCCCGGCCACCATGCTGAGCGACCGGATGAAGGACGAGTTCTACTCGACCGGCATCATGACCGGCTTCATGGGCCTCACCTGGCAGACGGTGGAGCAGGTCTTCGAGTCTGACCTCGGGAACCTGACGTTCTTCGTGCCTGACGGCCAGCTTTACATGGGGAACTACACCGACCAGCGGCCGGTTGAGCTGCTCATCGGCCCGACCGCCGACGACGAGGCTCCCGAGGGCTTCACCGGCAAGTACGCCAAGACGTGGAAGGAGAAGGACCCGTCCGCTCGCCA